GATACGTTCCCCGATGAAGAGGCTGTTAAGACGGCGATAGCCGTTCCCAGGAACCGTTCGACTTTCGAGAATTTTATGGCCGCCGTCGGACCTTATTCGACGCAGCTTATGCAAAAGGATCCAGCCTTTTTTTGCGATCAAAATTCATTTGTTAAAAATCTAAACCTCGCGGCCATCTGGAATAGTCCAGATGCGAGCGAGACCACAAAGAGCGCTATATGGCAATACCTCCAGACTATGTTTATTCTGGGAAATACTATTAATATGTTTCCGCCCGAGACTCTTTCTATGATCGAATCCGCGGCAGAGGCCTGCGCCAAGAATATGCAAGGAAGTTCGACCATAGATGAGCAGGCTCTCATGACCGGAATGAATAACATGATTTCTCAGCTCATGGCCGGGGGCGTTCCAGCGGCTCCCAAGCCCAAGCCCAAGCTCAAGTCTCGCCGGCGCTAAAAGTTTTCCTCAGCAAATAACAGAATGGATCCAAAGGAGATTTTTGATAAGGATAAGATCCTAGAATTTTGGCCAACCTCCAAGCAAAGCGCCAAGGACCGAATGCTTTCGACCACGCGCTTTGTTATTTATGCGACTTGTATAGTTTACATTATAAACAGGGATGCCCGTATTTTTGCACTGGGCATACTTGTTCTGGCTATTCTTTACTACTTATGGACTTCGAATATGATAAAGGACTCCAAGATTGCGGACGGGCGCATGTCGGGTCCCTTGCGCGCCCCAGTGACTATGCCGAGTTTTGACAATCCCATGGGGAACGTGCTCCTCTCGGACTATCGCGATAACCCAGACCGGCCTCCGGCCCCATGGTACCCGAGCATGAAGACCGAGGTTTCCCAGCAGTGGAGTCAGATACATCCTTTCGATAGCGTCCGCGATGCCGAGCGCAACTTTTACACGACGGCCAATAGCACGATACCCAACGACCAGACGGGATTCGCCGAGGCATCATTCGGTCGTAAATTTTCACCAATGTGCAAGGACCAGGGTGGTCGTGCGTGCGACCCGGACAACTTCTATTTCAACTTCCCCGAAACAACTCAAATGAGGGCCGGAAATGGAGGTGGCTACGGGAAGTGATCCCGTAATTTTTTCGTATGTTCTATTAATATGTCACGTCTCGACACGAGCTCTCTTGTTCTAGAGAAGGGTGTCTGGATTGGCCCAGCCCAAGTTGTTTTAGAAGATAAAACCCAAGTCGAAAGCATGCTTCGTGAACGCCCAACGACAGCCTGGCGCAAGGATTGGACCGAGACCCCTTACGACTTCCCAAATAGTTATGTTACAATTCCCCAACGAGTTATGGGCTGGAATCCAATCAGCACTTTTGTTGATGATCAGAACACCCGTTTTGCTCAGAGATATTTCGGAAAGTAAATATTTGCAATTAATAATATGGACCCTCTTGCTCTCGCAGCAGTTGTCGGTCTGGTCTATGCAGGCAAAAGACTTTCAGAACGGAGTGATTCTCCACCAAAAACTCGTCGTGAGCGAAAGATTACTCAGCGAGACCTGGACCTGAAAGTACAGCCGGTGGACAATTCAATGTATGCAGACAATTTTGGTTTACAAATCGCCACCCCAAATTTGGGTAAACGCATAGGTGATTGGCGGATACAGCCTAAAGAGGCCGTTCCTAGTTTTCAAGTTTCCGATCCGACCAATTCGCGTTTCCCATATGGTCAGCCCGTGTATGATCTGTATGCCCGTGAAAACATAACGAATAAAATGAATAATCTTTCGCCTATTGAAAAACAAACGGTCGGTCCGGGTCTCGGTCTCGCGGCCGACATTCCGGCCGCTGGAGGCTTTCACGATCCTTTCCGGGTCCTTCCTACGAATATTAACGAGGAGCGCCTCACAACTATCAAGGGTCTTCCGGGACCTCCGAATTCATTTATAAAAAGCGGGGGTGCTGGCGGAATTGGAGCAATAACGCACCAGGCCAAGGACTCCAAAGCGTGGTATCGTGCCCCGGCCCAAAACCGCGGAGAGGGACAAGGCGGCGCTTTAACAGGACCAGAGAGCCGTCCCAAGTTTCTCAAGGGTGAGCGCTCCACCATTCGCCAGCAGACGGGTTCCCGAGAGGACACATTGAGCGTCGGGCCGGCCCAGTACAAAGTCTACGAGCCTTATGCATCTGGCGAAGGAGCCTATACAAACAAACAATTAACTCGCTCGAGCGGCCTTCGTTCCAAGCCCGACCGGCCCGGAAACGCCTCTCGTATGAACGTCCGACAGGATGCCGTAAACCAGGTCGGGGCAGCTTCCCAGCTCCGCTCCGAGACGGTTCCTTTCCCAGTTCCGCATATGAATGGTGGAAGATTCCAGCAGTACAAAGATGCCGAGTTTTACAAATTCGATGAGAAAAAGGGAAATCCCAACCCCTTGGCCCAGCCAGAATATCTCGACGTGGCTATCCAAGAACTCGAGAAAAATCCCATCGCCCTTCCTCCGCTCGCCGTTGTTTAAAATAATCTAACTCAATTATAACATGAGCGGAGGTGTCGTCCAACTGGTCGCAACGGGTGCTCAGGATGCTTGGCTAACTGGCAAACCGGAGGTTTCATTCTTCAGAACAAATTATAAACGTTATACTCATTATGCTTCATCAGTCGAGCGACAGATTATCCAGGGAACCCCGATAGCCGGTGGTATGTCGACAATACGCATCGAAAAGAAGGGCGATCTGCTCAACTACATGTATCTGACGGCCCGAGATTCTACCGGCGCCATGGTCTACAACTTTGACTGGTCCAAAGTTATTGACAAGGTTGAACTTTTAATTGGAGGACAAGTCATTGACACGCAGGATTTCGAGTACATGTCGGACATAGAGCCAGTGACGGGCGGGCAGACCTATTCGACTCGGTACTTGAATAGCGCGCCATCTGGACCGACCAATCAAAAAAGTGCATTTTTTCCTCTAAAATTCTTCTTCTGCAAAGATTGGTCCGTATCCCTCCCCATGGTCGCTCTACAGTTTCATGATGTCGATATCCGGATCACGTGGTCCGTTAATCTCAATTCGACCCTGACGTTCGGCCCGACGAATGTTCCGTTATTGGGAGTTCCACAGGCAACGGCCAGCATAACTTCGAGCGGAACTGCTGCGGTTTTAGGTGGAAATACGGCCAATATTCAAGTTTCGCAGTTTAGCGGCCCTGTTTTTTCGGGCTCTTTATTTGTAGCTCCCGGTTCTAACCTCCAGACCAATACGTCTGTTATTCACGGGTTTTATAATGCGCTATCGGATGGCGTAGCAAATGCCGTAGTTAACTTTTCAAATTCGGCCCAGAGTAATATTACTGGTTCGGGCGCTCCATATAACACGAGTGGGGCTGTCGCTAATATATACGCCCCTCAAGTCACGGCCCAAATTCCTACTACGACGACTATAACCGGCTCTTCGGCCGCTTTGTCTTTCAACACCTTTTCGAGCCCTACGAGCGGTTCGAGCGTTTCGGTCGGTCAGTACGTGGCCGGTTTACCCGTTACGGGTCCGGTCTATGTATCGAACACATCAAACCTCGCTTCGGGTAATGTTACTGTGTCGTATCCCTCGACGGCTTCTACTGTCGGCGTTCCGGCCGGAACTACGGTTAGCTTCTTCAATGGCTCGAGCGTTTCGGCCAGTACATATGCCGGAATTCAGTTCCAGGCATGGGCCGACTTTGTTTACCTAGATCAGACCGAGCGCGACTACTTTGCCAAGACGACCCAGGACCTGCTCATAACCCAAGTTACCCGCGTGAACATTTTGACCAACTCCACTCAAGAGATTGCGCTGGCCCAGCCAATCAAGTTCTTGGCGTTCCCGGCCGTCAATTATTCCCAGATATACGCCAATGGGTCAAATCCCTCGAACGCTCTTAATTACATCCTGAAAACGCAAATTAACGGAATTGACATTGGCGAATTCAAGTTTATTCCCCAGTGGGTCGATATTCCCCAGTACTACAACACACCCTTTGGATACGTGCATAACAATGCGGCGCCTAATGTGGCGATATTGAGCTACTGCCTCGACACTTCCAAGCTTCAGCCCACGGGAACACTCAACTTTAGCCGGCTCGACACCTTCCGCCTCGTGACCTCACCACAGGTTCCAAACGGAATATTGGGTCTTTGCAATCCAAATATCAATTACCCGGTATCGTACTTGTACGCGGTCAACTATAACGTGCTCCGGATCCAGAACGGCCTCGGCGGGGTTTTATACGCAAATTAATAACCTCGTACATTTTAGACATGCAGCTTTGGCATTGGGTCCTCTTGCTTGGATTTCTGTTTATGATGACGTATAATCCCCGCACGGGAAATCTTGGGAGTTTTTTTACTCCCCAAATATCAGTAGAGGATAACAATGCCTCGAGAAAGGCACAAAGCGATAGCGATACCGATGAGCACAGTGAATGAACAGCCCCATTTCTTGATAGTCCATGACCGGAGATACCGGGAATGGACTTTTGTAACAGGCGGGTGTCGCCGACGCGAGGTCTATAATCCGCTTCGATGCGCGGTTAGAGAACTCGAAGAAGAAACACGGGGCACGATAAACCTAAAAAGGGGTTCTTATGCCTATTTTAAGTTTGTCACCGATACACCGGAGCCAAGAGATATTGAAGATGGGGTCGACGTGATAAACCATTATCACGTATACATATTCGATCTCCCTATGACGGCGACTGAACATCGGCACATTGTCAAAAGATTTACGGAAGAAAAATCAAAGATGGATGATCAGATTGTCCCTTTTCGCAAAAATTATGATGAAAATGACGACTGTAGATTCGAGACGCTCGATTCTATATCAAAAAAGAACAACTTGTGGCCAATGATCCGTCAGCACGTCCTATTAAACCCAGAGTTCCAGAGGGCCCTGGGAACAACCAAGACCTCCTTCAATTTGCGGTCTTAACCCAATAAAAAGTCCTATGAAAAATATAGAAATGACCAGAAGCAAACTCGAATTTGCGAAGATTTTAGCAGCGACTCTTCACCCTAACGAAAAGGCTGAGAAACTTCAGGAAATGTCCGAAAAGTTTGCGGCCGAGATGACTCTTCGCAAATTGTGCTACGAAATTGAAAAGGCCGAAGAGGCCACCAAGCCCCCAAAAGAAAAGCCCCAGAAAAGTTTATGGCAAATGCTAACCTTAGAGGATTCGGACGTTGAATAAGTAATGGAAAAATGGAAGGTTCCAGGTGGTTCCGTGACCCATTTACTCATGGATGGCGGGAGCCTTTTTGTTCCGGTTCATGAGACTATGATTTTTTACGAGGACTGTGTCCGGGCGATCAATTTAGGATCAAAATTGTATGTGGTCGAACAAAAGACGGAAAATTTCAAATTTTTTGTGGATCTGGATTACAAAGCTCCGGAAAAACTCAAGGATGAGGACCTTGTCCAATTTTGTTCCATAATTCATGAAGCCATCGGGAGTCCCGAACCATGTTTGATTGCCCGGGCCCAGCCCAGACAGGTCAAGGAGGGGATCAAGTCGGGGGTCCATATTCATTGGCCAAATTTAGTCGTCTCTAGATCACAGGCTCTCAATTTAAGATCAAAAATACTCATGAGTTTGGGTGAGGGACCATGGGATTCTATAATAGATGCGAGCGTCTACGGTGGGTCCGGACTTCGTATGCTCTGGATGCATAAGAAACCAACGGGCGATCCTTACATCCCATGGCGGGATCTCAACGGGAAAGATCTCTCGAAAGAACCAAGCACAGAGACCCTGGCTTTGTTTTCCATCAGGACAAATGAAGAAAACGCCCCAAAAAAGACCGAGGTCCTTGGCGATAATTCTGTACTCGAGGAATTTGTCCAAAGATATCTGCAGGGTCAGAGGCGCGCCCGTATCAAAAAAGTCCAGAGGAACGAGCACGATGGATGGTTCGCCCAGACCGACTCTAAATATTGCGAGCGGATCAAGACCGAGCACAAGTCTAATCACGTTTGGTTTTCAATATATGCCGGACGCATTTCACAAAAGTGTCTCGACGAGGACTGTAGTGAGTTCAAGGGAACCGAACATATTCTTCCTCCATCAATAGTAGAACAACTGAAAGATGTTGCTATTGTGGGTAGCCCTTCTCATTCTTTTCTTATGGATGTATTTCCCAATAGCAGGACCGGGTGATAAATTTCGCGATTTCGAAAAAAAGGTTCACCCCTACTCTGGTCTCGATCCCGAGTCTTGGAAGAGATTTCTAAGTAATATGAGTACTTTCAAGACCTTGTTGAGAGTTCCAGATGTTGAGGGTTCGGCCAAGGCTCTTTATGGTTCGCTCGAAAATATAAGAGATATGGCAATGGGTATCCGAAGAGCCGATGATTCAGAGATCCAAGATACCCTGAACGGAATAGCAAACGACCTGGGCTACGAGGGTGAATTTGTCATAAATTACATAGCGAGTCAAAAAGGACTTCAGTTCTTTCCAAAGTACTTAAACGAGAGAATTGATGATAAGACAAATGACGGACCAGCTTTTATCCCAAAACGAGTCCGTTCCCATGGCCAGTAGGACGCGGTACGGACGCATCAGCAAACCGCCCGAACGTTATGAGCCCGTGGAGCAGGTCGAGGATGATTATGCCGAAGATGATTACGACTCATCAGAGTCTGAGATTAGTTCAGACATTGATGAGGACGATGAGGAAGAAGATGAGAGTGATATGGATGAATATGGTAATTTAGATGGTTTTGTAGTTCCAGATAAAAGCGAGAGTGATGTAGAAAGTAATGGAGAACCTTCCGTTCCTGTCGCGAGGCGGGGAACCGCCGCAGTCAAGAAACGAGCGCCCCCCGTCCGAAAGTGAGTGGGTCCAGGCCACGCCCGAAACGCGCTACGAGCAGCCTCCACCCAAGCCTGACGTGCTGGAGACTCTCAGAAACATCAATCCACTCGGTCTTATTCTTTTGGGTGTCATCATAGCCCTCGTCATAACAAATATGAGGCCAATTATCGTGAACCCGAAGTAGTGTTGGCCTTGTTATTTGTATCAATATTAACAACTGTAGCATTCT